TCATGCTTGGCATAACGATTATTATGTCCGTAGAGTAAGAGTTGGAAAAAATGAAAGTATGTACAAATACTTAAGTGTAAACCATCCTGAGCTAGTGGAAGATGAATTCTTTAGACCACATGACACTGCTGTAATCAGTATACCACAAAAAGCTCCTGAAGGTGCTATCTTAAGAGATGAATCACCATTTGATTTGTTAGATAGGATTAAGAAAGTTGCTACAGAGTGGGTGAAACCAGGTCATAGAAAAGGTAGTAACACTCATAATGTTTCTGCCACTGTCAGTTTAAAACAAGCTGAATGGAGTTACGCAGGGGAGTGGATGTGGGATAATAGAGAACATTATAATGGTCTTTCTGTCTTACCTTACGATGGTGGTACTTATACTCAAGCTCCTTTCGAGGATATTAGCAAGACTAAATACGACTATATGATGAAATCTTTAACCGATATAAACCTAGAAAATGTTCTCGAGTCTGAAGACAACACTGATCTGGCTGGCGAGCTTGCTTGTGCTGGCGGTGCTTGTGAAATTAATTAAAACAATACTACTATGAAAAATTTATTAACTTTAATATTTATTGTGATTATAGGATTCTATAATGCTCAATGTGATAATGGTACTAATTATTATCCAAGTACAGCGTATACGCCAAGTAATAATACATGGGGATCTGCTACTAGTTATAATTGGGCAGGTGAAATTATAAGAGTAAATATAACTACTGGAGATGAATATGAATTTTCTACTTGTGGAAATCATGGTGGGGTAAATGCTTCATATGATACTCAATTAACTCTAATAGATGAGCTAGGAGTTATTGTGGATTTTAATGATGACTTTGCTGGCTGTACAGGATATACTTCTTATATTAAACATACAGCAGCTTACACAGGTGTTTTGTATGTACACTTAACTGAATATAATTGCGTGTCTAATTCTACTTCTACTGAAGTAATGATATATAAAACTCCAGCTTCCACGGGAGGTGGTAGTAGCGGTGGAACTGGTAATGAAGTTACTATTGGAGATCCTAACTCTACGTTAAACGATGGTAGAGTTCCTGCTTATGGATATTATGATTATAGTTGGAGTGCTTCTATATATACCGTTGCAGAATTAGGTGGAGTACCTTTAACAATGGAGAAAATTAGTTGGAATGTTCTGAATGGAAATTCTATGATTTTAAATAATCAAGAAATTTGGATGGCAATGACACCTGAGGAAATATTTCATGATGGAACTATGCCTGAAGCTGGAGCAGGTCCTTGGGATGAGTGGAAAAAAGTATATGATGGTCCTATAAGTTTTGTTCCCGGATGGAATGAAGTTGTTTTACAAGGAGCTTATGGATGGGATGGAGTGAGAAATTTAGTTGTTAAAGTAGTTAACAATCATGGATCATACGCTCTTAGTTATCCTGAATTTCAATACACTGCTAAATCTAATTCAGTAGTATATAATTACAGTGATGGAAGTTTCCCTAGTTCCAATGGATATACTAATTCTATTAGACCTAATACTGTATTTGGACACCAAGGAGGCGGAAATGCTTTACCTATAGTTTTAGTATCATTTAATGGAGAAGTAAGTGGAAATGTTGTTCATATAGAATGGACTGTAGCTTCCCAAATTAATAATGATTATTTTACAGTTCAAAAATCTACAGATTTAGAACAATGGTCTTTAGTAGATAGTGTAATAGGAGCAGGCACTACTAATACCCAATTGTCATACTTTCTTAATGATTATAATCCTCACGTAGGTTATACTTATTATAGATTAAGACAAGTAGATTATGATGGAAAAAGTGAAACATTTCATCCAATAGCTATTCAAGTTAAAGGAGAAAGAAAACGTATTATTAAAACTATAAATATCCATGGGCAAGAAATTGATTCAATTGAAAAAGGTTTTATGATACATTTATGGGATAATGGGACAGTTACTAAGGTGATAAAGTAGTTTACTTACACTAGTATAAATAAAAAGGGGACCTCGTATTGAGATCCCCTTTTTTGGTTACAGGAACTTTGGGTATGGTGCCCATTTTTTTTGTTCCTTAGTTTATTTCATTATAAACCTTTCTTTTCTGAAATTGTTTTAGGTAGTTTAAAACTATCTGGTATAGGTCTTTTTACTCCTTTACGTTTATTTTTCTTTGTCTCTTTATATTTTAATCCCGCTGCATCTTTTTTAACAGCTATAATATTTTTTCCTATTTTTATACCTGTTACTTTTTCTTCATATTCATCAGGAGTACCAGTTTCATATGAAACAGTATGAGATTTTCGTTTAATAAATTTATCCCCATCTTCTTTATTTTTCTTTAAATTCCATAAATCTCCATCATATCCTTCTTCTTTTCCTTTCTTATATACGCGTTTAGTACCATTCCAAGTTTCTACAGCTCTATTTCTAAAAGGTCCTTCTTTCCAAGATCGATCACCTAATTCATCAGTCCATTCAGCGTTTTTAATTAAACCCATTTCCTTAAGTTTATTTTGAGGTACAACTCCTTCTTTCTTTAGTTGTCTTTTAGACTTATATTTTTTACCGTTTCCCATCTTATTGTTCCTTATTTATTTTTTTTCTTATGTAATTCTCTATCTAATTCTTTACACCAATAAAGAATTTCGTCTACTTTTTCCTCTAATTCACTAATATGTTCACTAACCCACTCTTGTTTTAGATCATATTCCATTCTTTTTATCTCTGCTGGAGGAAGTGTTTTAGCTTCTTCAATGTCAGATTGTAAAGTATAATACATTCCTACGAACATAGAGGTTGTAACAATAACGCTTATGATAGTTTTTATATCTATCTTAAACTCAGTTCCTTCGCTTATTTTCATTGTTTATCTAGTTTTTCTAGTTTTTCTTTTTTTACCTCTTGATCGTTTACTTTTAGATGCATTAACAGCTTTAGATTTAGATTTAGGTTTATCATCTTCCATAATTTGCCATTCTGGCCATCCTAAGATCATTGCTATTGATTGCCAAGCTTCAGCCTCGTCAGATGCTGCTGCTTTTAAATTGTTTATTTTACTATATAACCTGTCTAATGGAACATTGCTAGCTGCTGATATAACTTTAGCCATGGATTCATAAGCTGGGTTATCTAAACTAAAACCTTTTTCAAATACTTCAGCTCTTCGTTTTTTAGAATCAAAAGGCCATGCAGCACTACGTAATTTAGATAATTTACTCTTTACAGCAGGTGAAAATTCTAATAGTTTAATCCAAGCATCTGAATATTCTGGCCGGGATTTTTGTGATCTATCATAAATATCAATTCCTAAGTTTTTAATAACTTGAACTGTTACACCTGCTAAACCTAATCCCCTCAAGCTAGAGTCAAGCATTCCATTTGCAGTCTTGAATAATGATTTTTCATCTTTCTCATCCATTTCATCATCTCCAAATCCAATAGCAAACAATCCTTGTTGAAGCGCATTAAACATCATGTTCTGTAAAAACATGTAGTAAGCGATTCTACTTGCTCTAATCCTGTTGCTTTGAGCTAGAGTTTTGCCAGGCATTCTACGTTTATTAGCTATATCTTGTATATCTCTTTTCTGTATCCTAGCATACTGCATAGGAGTATTAACATATTGCAATATTATTCTACCTATATCACTAGATTGTTGCGAAGATATTTTAGATGGATCTGAAGATTGTTGAGACATTTCTGAAATATCTCTAAATTCTTTCATAGCTATAGCTTCTGCTTCTTTCTCTGTTAACAATCCATCTTTCATAAGATCTTTAATCTTATTTCTATACCAAGTAGCACCACCAGAAGCTATTGCAAAGCTATCTGCGAATTTAGTAGGTAAATACCCTTTTTCCAAAATATAATTTAAAGCTGCTTTAGCTTTATTCTTAGAAGTCTTGGCTGCATTAGCGATTTCAGATTCGTTTATATTTAACTTCAATCCGTTTCTTCTGTCCACTAAATAATCAGAGTTCATCAACTTAGTAAAATCTTTCCAGTATTGAGGTTGGTTAGCAAATGCTTTCCCAGCATGATAAGGACTATTAAAACTCCAATTGATAAAGTTAGCAGCAGATATAGTTTGAAGCAGAGCTGATCTAGTGTTCATAAACATGGTAACAGCTGTGGAATTATTTATATAATCTAATACTTGATTACTTAATTTATTCCCTCCAGCTATCCTATTGCTTCCAGATTTCATTCTTTTTAAAGAGTTTTCTACAGCTTCTCTATATTTCTTTCCAAATGCAGCTTCTAATTTATTTAAGTTATCTTTACTAAATATAATGTCTGCATTTTGTTTCCATGTTTCTAAATACTTACTACGCTTAGTCGTATTTAATACATCTATTAAATCAGTTGTTATGGTTCCAGCATTCCAATTCTTAGTAGGTGTAGAATAACCATCACCTTTGGTTATTGCTAGAATTTGATCTGCAAAAGATTTCAATCTAAAATCTTTTTCCACAATATCATTAAGTTCTTTTAAATCTGCTTTAGACAATCCAGGGATTTCTTTACCTGTTTTATTCCACAAATGTACTCTGACAGCTTGAGCATTAGTAAAGCCTGACTCTGTTTGTTTCTTTAAATCTTTAGGTACATCTAGTTCTTTCTTTAAAGCTTTAAAATCATTCATTAAATTAATTCTATCTGTAGATAGATTTTCCATAGCTCTAGAATATGGATCTAATAATGACTCTTTGTAAAACTCTAATGCTTTTTCTCCTTTAGCTCCTTTAGGTAGTGTAGTATATAATAAACCTCTAAAATCTTCTGCAGAAGGTGGAATAAAAAATCTTTGTCGTCTAGCTTCTGCTCCTCTTATCTCCGCTTTAATATCAGAAAATACTTTTTCTTTTCCAATACCTTTTTTCTGTTCTATTATTTCATTAAACTTATCATTAAGAGTATTGCTCTTCTGCATGATAGCTTGTTGAACTTTCCCTTTTACATCTAATTGATTTAACACTTTCTTAACAGCATTAACATTAGGTAAATGATCATCAGCAAAATAAAAGTCATTATATCCTTCGGCAGCTTTTCCTACAACCCAATCTGATTTGGCTAAAGGAGAGCTATCACCCAATCCCGTAATATGATCTAATGGGATGTCAACCCCCATTTCTTTTAAAAACTTTTGAATAGCAATAGCAGATTCTGGCGCTCGTGCAGTTAATATAAACATATCTCTATCTCCAACAGCTTCTTTCATTTTTTTGAATACTTCAAATAAAGGTCCTTTTTTTCCTTCTTTTACTTCATTAAATTCAGAAAAATCAAATATAGCTCCTTCTTCTTCTTTTAATCTTTCACCTCTTTCTGCAAATTGTTCTGGAGTTAATTCTCCTTTTTTACCATCTATAGTTTCATATAATACTTTACTTTTACTTTTAGCAATAGTATCATCAAAATCAAATACTCTAGCTTTTTTAATAGGTTTTTCTATTTTTTTACCTTCATCTAAAGCTTTGTCAAAAGTGTTAGATTTTTGTACTAACATTTCATTAGAAGCTTTTTCAGATATTTTAAATATATTATCTATTTTTTCTATTTCTGTTTTAGATTCTAAAGTAGCATCTCTTTTAGAATTAAGCATGTCTAACTCTATAGCTAAATGTTCACGCAATTTCTTTATAGTGTTGTATTTTGGATTTCTAATAGCCCATTCTCCAATAAGTTCTTGTTGTTTAGCTATAATTTCAGGATTTAAAATATCCCTACCAAATTGTTTCTCACCTATTCCAAAAATATCTGCTAAAGATTCTATTGCACCTGTTTTTCTATTAAGTAAAATTATTTCATTAGGATTAAACCCAAATTCTCCTTTGCCGTTTTTAATTTTATTTATTTTAGGATTGAAATATCTACTCCATACAGACCAAGCTTCTTTAATATTTCCTGTTTCCACTGCTTTATTCCAACTCTCCCAAAATCCTTTTGGCATGCTCGATTGTAATCCTATTTGTTTTAACATGCCATCGTTTGCATGACTTATTAAAATTTGAAAATAGTTTTCATTTAATAGTTCTTTTGCAATGTTTTTTGCTTTAGGATTGTCACGAGCTATAGATTCTAATACAGCTTTAGTCATGAATTCTCCTGCTTGATTTTGAACTAAAGCATGTTCTCCTATTCCTCCTTGTTTATCGATGTTCCAGCTTAAATCTTTTCCGATTACTTGAGCAAAATTTCTCCAAAAATGAGTGCTAGCTGCTGAAGATCCTTTCATCATAGCTAAAAATTCTCCTAAAAAATCTGGATTTTCTTTCAACATTTTAAATGTTTGATCTACGAATAAATCTAATCCTTTATAATTTTTATCTACATTTTCTATCCATTTGCTTTCTTTACCTCGCGCCTTAAATGATGAAGTTTTCATAGGATCTAATCCTGGGCTTTTCATGCCAGAATTTATTAATTCTATTTTTTCTCTTTTTAATTCATTTTTTATATTAGATCTAAAGTCGCTTAAAGCTTTTGATCTTAAGTCACTAGAAAACCACATTCCTTTTCCCAGCTTAGTATTACTCCAAGTAGAACCGCTTAGTATACTTTCACCGTAATATAAAGGTAAAATATTAGTAGCTAACTCATATAGTTTTTGTTGACCAATAGGATCTCTTACTGTTCCATCTTTTCCAATCTCTTTAGGTATAGTTAACTCTAGTTTGTCTGCTAATGTTTTAATAGCATTTGCCATACCCTGCATTTCTTTAATAAATAAAGGATGCTTTTTTAAAGATGATAATCTTTTTTGAATTTCTTCTTGACGTAATTTTTTCTCATCAGTAAAAGATCTTTCAACTTCAGATTTAGCAATTTGTTGTTTAAATTGTGTAGCATAATCTTTAGGTAATTCTCTTCCTTGAAGTTCATAAATATCTTTTAATTGTCTATCTATTTTACTTCCTGTTCCTAACTTTTCTTGTAGATAATCAATTACACCTTTAGCAGCTACTTGTCCGGCTAATCCTTCTTTTCTTCCTTGAGATTTAAAAGCTTTTTGAAATGCTTCAATATTAGCTTTATTTTTAAAATCAAAATTAGGATTTAATCTTATTCTTTGAAGACCTGAAGTAATACCTGTTTTAGCGGCTTTAGTTCCTACAGCTTTCTTTCCTTGCCAGTTAGAAGTATACCCTTTACCAGTATCTTTTTGAATCAGGTTTTTAGGTAATGATACTTCTTTACCACTTTTTATTTCTCTTTCTATTAAACCAGAAAAATATGATGGTGGTAAATTTTTAACTATTTTTTCAAAGTTTTTATCTAGATAATCCATGTAGTCTTTTCTAGTTCCCATAGATTGAGCTACTTCTTCTTTATATTTTCTAGAGGTAGCAATTTGAGACTTTAATTTACTAAGAAATGGAGGGATAGTTTGATTAGGACCAGGAGGAGTTGAAATTTCTGGTAATTTTCTATAATCTACTTTTTCAGCCGCAGTTTCAATATATTTTTCAGAATCTATTTCCTTACCTCTTTCTTTAATCTTAAGGGGCATTCCTACTTTAGAAGCAATAGTTTCTTTAGGTTTATTCTTCGCTGCTTTAGCTTTTCTTTCTTTTTCTAAAGCAATATCTGCTAATTGAGAAGGATCAAGATCTTTAGATTCAGCTTCAGGCATTGTCTTACCTTCTACTTGTATATCTCTAGATACAGTTGGAATTGTTTTTTTATTCGCTGCTAATACATCTTTATAGACATTGTGAATTATACTAGACATATAACCAGAAAAGTTATCATTTTTTTCTGGATTAAATTCTTCTATTTTTCTATCATAAAATCCTTTTTTTCTTAATCTAAACTTAAAATCATCAATAATATCTTTTTTAGCATTATCTCCAAATATCCATCCGGGTTGATTTTTATCACCTTTAATTTTAGAATTTATCAATCCTTCAAAAGCTTTCCCTATCTTTTCTTGATTAACTAAATCTCCTTTATCGTTCATTTTTCCAGTAAACTCAAACCACTCTACTTGTGTCATTGGTTTACCTTCTTCAGTTTTAGTAAATTTATTAATTTCTTTTTCAGTCATAGAACGCTGTACCCCTTCCATCTGTGGAGCTTTCTTCAAAGCTTCTACGAGCATTTCTCCTTTTTCCCCAACTGCAGCTTTCCCTTTACCAGCTGCTTCGGCAAACGCTTTTAGGTTTTCATATACCTCTTTTGGACTCTCAAAATTTAAATCTAAACTATAGTCTTTACCTTTCTTATATTTATTAAGAAAATCCCCTACTTTATCAAAGAAATTACCTTCGTATTTTAAAGCTCCACTACTGGTAAGATCCAAAAATACATTCATCCATTCCACTGTATTTGGATTTTCTTTATAGTCTTTTACATTTTGTCTTCCTAAGAGTCTTTCTTCTATCATACGATAAGTTTTCTCTGGAAGTATTTTTTTGAACTCTTGTACAAATGAATCTTTTTCTGCTTGAGTTTTACCTTCAAGCATTTTATTCACGATAGGGTGACCTACTTCATGTACTCCTAAAGTAAAGAATTCTGGGGCTTTATCTGGATTATATTTAAATCTTCCTCCTCCTATTTCAGCTTCACCTTCTAATGTTTTATCTTCGATAATTTCAAACCCTGCTTCTTTAGCTTTTTCAATTATAGGTTTAGATATTTTTTTAAATTTATCAGAACTTTTTAATTCTGTTGTAAAATCATCTGTTATTTTATCTATATTAGACTCAATACCTTCTAGTTGCTTTTCTAATTCACCTTTCTTTTCATTGTAGATTTTTTCACTTATTTTTTTCTTTTTAAGTAACCCATCTAAAATTGTAATTTCATTTTTTACATTATCTCTTTTTAAAGCTTCATCAAAATACTTAGTTCTAGCTTTACCTCTTAGCCCGCCTTGAGAAGCAACAATTAAATTAGCTTCACTACTTAATGTTTCAGCATACTTTCTTACTTTATAAATGTAATTAGCTAATTGAGAATTTTTTTGAGAAGACAAAGGATTGTAAGGATCTTCAACTAATAGTTTAGTTAATTTCGCGCTAGGTGTATTTCCTAAAGCTTCTATATCTAATCCACTTAATTTTCTTCCATAACCTAGATTCATATTAGCTACATATTGATCCGCCCATAGCTGTTTTCCTCCTTGTTGGTCAGTGATAGCTTTTTTTACATCTAAGTATTGTCTATGATTATTTAATTGTCTATAGCTTTTATTAAGTTTTTTGAATTTCTCTGATTTTTCTTTAGAAGATAAAGTTTTATCATTAGCTAATTCTTGTATCTTTTCCCTATATTTTTGCTGTATATAATCTTCTGTTATTTTATAATTTCCTTCTGCATCTTTTTCCACGTAGTTAGATTCAATACCTAACTCTTTAGCTGCCTGCTTAGTAAATCTTGTCTTCTTACCTAAAGCTAATATATCAGCTTCAATAGCTTTCAAAGGTTGACGAACTATATTAACAGGTGCTTTAGCAATTTGCATAGCCCATAAAGCTCCCCATGTTCCAATAAGTTTATCCCAATTAACATTAAATTCTCCAGTTCTACTTTCTTGCTCTAATAAAGCCTCTTTCATAGTATCACTAAAACCTCTTCCCTTTAACAATCCTTCACTTATCTCTCCTGCTATCATTACGCCTGTACCTATAGCCGGTTGAATTAATTGAGAAGATAACATTTTAGCAGTTTCTGAAGAGCCTATTGTAGTTATTAATCTGTTAACAACTTTATTATTAGCAGTCCAAATACCTTCAATAGCTTCAGGGGAAAAATATTTAAAAAACGAACCTGCAACTCCAGCACCAACTGCCCAAGTTAAACTCATGTCCTCTTCCCCAGTTACTGGTCTAATAGCCGTATTAACTGCTTGAATAGCGACTGCTTCTTCTATAATAGCTGCACTCACATTTAAAGCTCTTCTAACTATTTTAGGTTTATTAGCACCTAAAGCGGTGATTACTGAGCCTAATTGTTTTATTCTAGCTGGACCAACCATTTTTCTAGCAACAAAAAACTCCCCCATTATTTTAGTTACTTCAGGAATGGTATGAGCAGCAATCTCACCAGCACTACCTTCTAAAATCTCTAATTGTCTCTCGCTTATGTTTATACCAACATCATCTTTAGCAAAGTTAATAAAAGCTCTTGCATCAGATCTATCCGTTTCTACCCTACTAGGAGTTACAAACTCTGCAAACCCAGCTCCTGTTGTAGCTAGATTATCTATCAAATCATTATCTACATTTTGAGTTGGATCCATGTTTAATTGAATAGCTCTATTAACTACATTATACTGGTGTAGTAAATCATTAAACTTTGTTGCAACATTGCTTTTTCCTGGTAAATAACTTAAAGAAGGATCAACATAATATCCTTCCACCATTTTCTTAATAATCTCTTTATCGTTTTTCCATATAAGATCTTCATCTTGCCACGCTCCAAGTAGACCAATATCTCTAGTTTGTTTTTCTTTTAAACGGGGATCATCTCCAAAACCAGGTAAAAAACTAAGATTATATAAACGGTTTCCTTCACTCTCCCATTCTTGATATGCATCTCCTAGAACTTCTAAAAAACTCATCCCTTTATCTATAACATCTGGATCTTTATCAATTTCTGTTGCAAGATAGAGAATTTTCATCGATAATTCATCTTGAGCTTTAATCATACTTTGAAGATCTGTAAGAATATATTGCTCTTTAGCTTCTTGAGTTATACTTTCATTAGCTTCTTTATCACTTGGCGTAGCTTTTGATTTGTCTATATAAGATCCATCTTCTGCAAATATTTTATTACTACCACCTTCTTCTTCACTCAACTTTGCAATCTCTTGAGTTAATTCCTTTTTTCTTACATCATCCCATTCTGGTAATTCTTCTAACTCCTTTTGCTTGTAAAAAATTTTTTGCTCATTATCACTCAATCGTTGAACATTTAACGCACTTTGGTGATCTCTAACTAATTGTTCAGTTTTTACGATGTCTGCTTTAGTGACATTAGTATTTTTAGATACGTGAGGAGTTAATTGACCATCCTCCATAATATAAATTACTTTTGTTCCTACACCATCTCTTATCGCTTTATTTATTTGATCAGTTTTAAGTTGAGCACCTCTTTGCTTAAGAGTTTCATCACTTGCGTCAATCTCTGTATCAGTTGCCCCTACTATACTAGTTGGTTTACCTATTAAATATCTAACACCATCTAGCACACTTCCAACTCCATCACCTAGTAGTTCTAAACCTTTCATTCCTAAAACTGGTGGTAAAACTAAAGCTCTAGGATCATTTTCTATAAAATCTAATGCTCGAGTATAATACCCATCTTCTTCCTCCTCTTCTTCTATAATTGGAATATCATCATTAACATATCTATCTAAAGAAAGATATTCTTCATCATTGTATAAATAATTTTTTCTTCTTTCAACATCCTCTGTAAGCGGATCTCTTCCCACTTCAATAGGTTGTAAAGGAACATTAAAACCTAATTCAATTTGTTGATTTATATCTAATACTTCAGTATCTTTTTTTCTTCTTTCAGCTTCAACTTCTTCAGGTAAAGCTTCTCTACTATCTTTTTCTAACCATTCTTCAAAATTAGATCTTTCCTCATCCATCAATGGAAGAGATTTATAATAAGAACTCGCATACTTAGGTTTCCATTCTGCGTCAGGTTGTGGTGTGGTAACGGTTGTTTTTTCTATTATACCTTCATCACCATAATAATTTCCTTTTTCTTCTATTGCATTACCAGTTGTTAATTGTGTAAAATCATTAAAAGTACCTAATACATTTTTTCCAAAATGATTGTGAATATTTTTCCTATACTCATTGTCTGATGTTATTAAAGTCGTAAAATCATCGTATTTTCCGAAAAAATCTTCACCACCTAAACCGTTGTATATATTACTCAAATAATCTTCATCCATGAAATTTAATTTAATTAATCTTCAAAATATTCTTTCATTAATAAAATTTTAGCATTTTTAAATGCTTTATCTCTTGCTTTTTTAGAATTTCTATAAGCTTGTCTCGATCCACTTTCCCCATGATAATCTCTAACTATTTTATCTAATTCATTCTCAAACACTGTACTTTCTAAAATCTCCTCTTTACTGTTAGCATTGTTGAATTCGCTAATTTCACTTTTACTATACTGTTGAGGATCTGAGGAAGTTGTTTTTTCTTCTTCTTCTTCTTCTTTTAAAACTTTGGGTTTTTTCTCATCTGATGATGTAGGGTTAAGTATATTAGTAGCATTAAAAGGAGATTTTGAAGAACTTGAAGAAGGTTTGGCCGAAGAAGGTTTGTTAGACTCTTGCAAGTATGTATCATACTGATTTATTATATCTTTAATTTTATTTTTTTCTGCTGCACTCGCATTTTCTAATAGTCTAGTGTTAAGATGTTTTCTATAAGATCTAGGACTAAGGAATTTCTCGCTCATATTTTTTGAATCAATTTTAGCCCCGTCAGTATTATATTGTAATTTCATTACACTAAAAACACCATCATCTTCCACGATTTCATAAACATCATCATAACCCATGTCATTATCGAGTTCTTTTAATTCCTCCATTAATCTATCCGCTCTTTCTTTTCCTCCTTCAGGTAATTCAAATAACTCACGTGACATACCTTCATCTCTACCTAATTGACCTACAATACCACCTTTAAATTCTTGATAATGTTTTTCATCTAACTCAGCTATTATCCGTTGCTGACGAGCATTATACATAGAAGCTTCCTGACCAGCGCTATACCAAGTTTCAGTAGATTTTAATTGAGCTTCTGTAGGAACATTTTTATTAATAGCTATATCGCTCCATGCATTTGCAAATTGTTCACGTTGTTTCAAAGCTTCTACAGTATAGTTACTTTGTTGCATTGCTAAGTATTCTTCTTTAGATCTATTAGGAAAATTTCTTTTAAGTTCTTCTAACGACAATTGTTCATCACTGGTTGCTCCGGGACCACTACCTATCCATTCAGGATTCCAACCTTTTTTATCTCCTTCATAATTTTTACTTAAATACTCCCAATACCCAGGTGCTGATAGACTATTGTTCATCACTGTATCCCAAACACCTTTTTCTAGCATACCATTCTTTAGTTTGTCCACATCAACCATGTCCCAAGTTTGCTTTTCATACTGACCTGTTTCAGGATTATATACTTTCTCCGTTTTTTGACTAGCCCATCCACTTACTAAGGTTTTTGTTCCTTCCACTCCTTCTTTCATTAAATCACTTGGATCATTGATAGTCATTGCTATTTCCTCAGCGCTTTCATATATGGAATTAAACTCTTCTAAATTAAGAGTTTTTATATTACCATCACCTAAATCTTGTTTTAATGTCAATGTTCCATCTTCTCTTACTAACTCCATTCCCTCTGGATTATTCCATAAGTTATGGATCATCCCTAACATTTCTATATCATTTATCCTAGCATCTGTAACTAAAGCTCCAATGTCTCCTCCGCCTTGGGCGAATGCTTTTTCTAAGTCTGGAATTAAACCATTACTTAAACCAACAAATGTTTGCCATATTTCTAATTCTTGCATTAAAGCGTTTTGAGCAGCTGCACCTTCAGCAGGATCAATAACATTACCTCCAGACGCTCCCATGCCCATGGCTATATCACTATATTCTTGCCCATTCTGCAAGAAGAAAGCATCTGTTCTATTATTAAAAGCTTGATTAGTGGAACTATTTTCAGTGTCACTAAACTTTTTTAATGTTCTTTGTCTTTCTGTAATGTCAGTCTGTCTTAGCTTATTTAAAGCGTTTATATTTTTTTGATATTGACTATTTAATCTTTTAGCTTCTTTATTTGGAGTAGACTTGCTAGTTGGAATAGCCCAGTTTCTAGTTTGATATTTATATGCCATTAGTAATTAAATTTTAAAAATTATCCTCCTATGAATTGCCCTACTATACTAGGATCTACTCCCATAGCTTGTCCATAAGTAGAAATTCCACTTGATGATAATGTGTCTCCTGCGCTATCCCAATACCCTCGCGCTTGGTTTTTATATTGCCATTTTTCAGACCAAGCTCTATCTGCTTGCTTTTCAGCAAACTGGATTTGTTCGTCTTCTCTAGCTTCAGTTTGTCCAAACATCCATTTCTGAGATGCATCTGCTGTAGTTTGCATTCTTTGTTTCTCTTGCATCATCGCTTGATTCGCTGCTTGTTCTCCTTGTGCTTTAAGCCTCGCATTAGAAGCTTCTTGTGTCTCTATACTAGCAGCAACACCTTCTTTTGATTTAGCAGCAGCCTGTGCTAAAGCAGTGGCACCACCAGCACCAGCTCCTGTAGCTCTCATAGTATCTAATGTATTAGCAAGGGAAATATCAGCTTCCTCCGCTTGCATCTCAGCAGCTTTAGTAGCAACAGATAAATTAGCATATGGATTAGTTATCATACCGCTTAGATCTTGATAATTATCCATTGGATTTGGTATATCTTGTCTAGTATCCATAATCTTTTTCATTAACTCTTCTTTCTCTTTAAGAGTGTTACTAGCTTTCCGAGCTTGGACAGAGCTTGTAACTCCTCCAATAACGTCTGGCCCCATTTTCATTGCTAACATTGCTAAAGCTGGATTTCCCATAATTTTTATTTTTAATAAGATGATACATCAAAGTTAGAAGAAACAGCGAATAATTCTTTCATTCCTCCTAAATTTGTACTTGAGTCAGTTGACATTTTTATTGTTGCAAAATAACCTTTTATACCACCGACTGCTGTACCAAAGATAATTTCTCCTGGTCTAACTGAACTTGCGTTAACTAAGTTAGCCACGTATTTATTTTCTTTTCTATCAAAGCCAGCTCTAAAAGGAGCGCCATTGATTAAATATCTACCTTCATCGTAACTTTTAATAGAATTTGTAGAATCTTGATATTGATTACTATCTGAGTAAGTTAAAGGATTGGTAAGAGGTATAGTAGGATCTATACCTTCTTCGTCTGAGGTTATATAATCTACTTGCCATCCATTACCACCTTCATACGCTAAGGTATTAAAATTTTTATTTATAGATGGATTGTTATTTAGAATAAATATAACATTAGCTTCACTTCTAACATCGTAAAATAACCCTCTATTATTAGGGGTTAGTTCATCATAGTGTTCCCATAGTTTAGCATTATAAAAACTATAAAACTTATTCTTCAAACTCCCCATAAATGTAGGGTTGTAAGTATAAAAACTAGTCCATCCAAGCACGCTTTCATCAAATGATAAAGTTGAATAAGTAGGTATTGTTGTAGAAGTTTTAGCTTTTTGTAAAGATAAAGTATAATTTCTTTGATGAATATCCCAACTACCTTGAATGGAATCTTTTACATACTTAATAAATCTTAAAGTAGCTCCGCCTGGAATTGTAGGTGGTATAGCACTTAGATAAACTCTTCCATTAGCTGTGTTAACTCCTTTAACATATATAGATGGATCAAGTAAAGTTCCATTAGCTTCTATAAACATACCAGGTTCAATATCTGTTAGTTCTGGACCAACACCGGTAAGAGCTAAATCTATATATGGTTCCCAAGGTTGCAATGGAGCAAATCCTCCACTTGCACTAGTCTGTGATTGGAAAACGAAAGTGTATGTAACGGCATATTCTTGAAAACCATCCAAAATAGTGGATAAATTATCTCTAAAGTAATCATACATTCCATAATTACTTATTTCTGTCATTCCGTCTCTAGATAACCTTAATACGCATCCTCTATTTTTATCAGTAAAATATTTTCTATAACCATATACAGCGAAACTAGAAGGATCTGTACTAATACCATATTCTCCAACATAAGGAACAGCTTGTCCAATAACAGTTGCTGCTGCTTGAGTTTGTGTACCACTTTCAGTTGTATATATAGTATCTTTATCTATCAGTGCTCTACTAACTTTATTTTCTTGAAAAACAATTAAATTGGTGTCTTCTGCATATAGTTTTTGAATAGAACCTTTATCTGGGTTTACACTCTTAGTGATAGCTTCTCCAACTGAAAAAACATTTGTATTATTTACATCTGTTGTAGAATTGTAAATACCTGAGTAAATCATAGTATTATACCTGTGTGTTTGCTCATTGCTACTTTCAACTAAATAAGCTTTAACACCGTAATTAGTGGGAGTATTATTAAATCCTCCTTCAATTCTCGCTTCTTCTATTATCCAGTCATATGCTGTTGTAGTATCTGCTGTACTCGGGAAAACAGGATAATCCGTAGGATTCCATGGTAGCCCAGGCCAAAGTGGATTACCTGAAGCATCTACAACTTTTTTTAACCAAAAAGTGTTAAAGTATTTTATTTCTATTTCAGTCGCCATAATATATAATCACTTGTTTTAAGTAGTTTTAACCCTAGTTAAGTTATTTCTATTGTAACATCAAACTCTCCTTGTAAAGCAGGTGGATTACTATAACTACCTTGATTTGAACCAAATATTTGCCAGCAATCCGTAAGTTTAATCTTAACAATCCATGTGCCTTGTACGTTTGCACTTGACGCTTTTAAAATTGGAAGAAATGGACCTGTTAAAGATGTTGCAGGCCATGTTCCATTAAGAATTTTAAAAAAGGATGGCGTTACAATAGAGCCAGCTACATTAGTTACGGAATCAACAAAAAATGTACATCCATTTACTTTGTTTTGTATGATAGGATTAGCTGCATTGGTTCCGTTTATAAAGTCTGTAAATTTAAGAATATAGTCGTTAGTTGATGGACCAGCAGCGATAGCGCTAGATACCGTTATACTATCACCACTCACTACTGTAACTCCAGCGTGAGTAACACCACTATGTATAATAGGTGTTGCGTTACTTAACGAACCAAAAAACCTAAAAGTTTTACTACCTCCATTACCTGTAGCGGTTACATAAAAAGTATAACTATTTACAACATCACTATCTTGTTGAAAAGAAAAATATTGCCCTACACCTGTTCTTATTTTCCATGTTGGGGACACACTAGGAGCAGCAGCACTAAATTGATAAAGATCAAACACACCTGAATTACCTGTTTGCACTGTAACTCCATTACCATTTACTATTTTATCTAAAACCATTGTTGCTGTTTGATCTCCCATCTGATTACCACCAGTGTCTAAAGCTTCAAAAGCCGTATTAACTATATCTGTGTTAGGAGCAGAGCTTTCGTCAAATATAATAGAAAAATCACTTAATTTATCAGGTGTATCATTTCCTGCGCTAGTATAAATGGAAGAGTTTAATTGATTTATTAAACCAGTTGTGGTAGTCTCCCAATATATATCTAAATTAGATTTTACAGCATTTGTTTCGTAAACTATTAAATTTTTAGCAAAATTCCAATAAGGGTTTATTTGATCAGTTGTTGGATAACCAACTCTAAAAGGGGTAGATAAAGAAGCTATATATGGATTATCATCCACATTGAAAAATGGATCAGATTGTGGATAACAAAAAGGAGAAGTTGTTAAATTAACTTTTTCTAAAGTCCAACTTCCTAAATCTCTAAACTGTTGTATAGCTGTTACATCGTGTGCGCTTCCATTAGGCGGAGATTGAGAATTTGCACTAGTAGTAGCAGCAGGACCTACTTGCATAACTCTATTGTAAAGTTGAACTTTACTACCAAATATTTCATCTGTTGGACCTACATTAATAGTTTCTTTAGGAACTTTATTTATATTTTCCCCGAATAAAGCTATATTAGATACAAAAGTTCCATTACTATAGGTAAGTTCACTAGTTTTCGCTCCACTCCAATCTATATTTCCACTTAATGCGCCAGGTAAATAAACATTGTAATATTCTTGTTCTTGTTGTTTAATAACTATTTTATAAGAATACCACCCCAAAGGATTTGACGTACTATAAAGACCTGGGTATCCTGGAGTAGAATCCGTTGCTGGAATTTGATCTAAAAAATTAATTTTTAAAGAATTCCCAAACCATTCATAAGGTGAGGCTCCAGCATTAGTATAAGGAGCAAATATAGTTGAATTATTATAATTTTCATTTACATTATCTAAAGTTTGCCTAAGAATAACATTAGAAGATCTTCCAAATCTATCTACCAACACTACGCCTACTTGATAACTTCTATTTTGTTTTAAAGTGTGATTAGGCAACTCTTTCTTTATATTGGATCCTGATATAATAGTGTTTTTTTCTCCTAATTTTAATTCATAATTTAAATAATCTGGAGAAGTATGTTTGTTATAAAAATTTCCATATATTATTCTATTTCCAGAACTAGCTTGTGCCGCTGCTCTTACTGGAACTTTATCATGCACCCTTATTAAATCTTTTTCTGGAAGTACTTGATAAGGTTTTTGAGATTCATACCAATAAATGTAATTAGAAAAACTACCTATAGTTAAAGCTAATATAGCTACAGTGCCAGCTGTACTTAAAGTAATAGATACTAAATCTCCATTCGTATAACCTGATCCTATAGAATTAACACTAACTGCGGTTACAGCATTGCCAGCTATTGTTAAATCAAAAGTTAAACCTACACCAGTTCCCCCAGTAGTTGGAATATTTGTATATATTCCATTAGTATAGCCCGTACCGGCAGTGGTTATAGCTACACCTGTTACTCCACCTCTATCAAAACCACTTTCTGGATCTGTTTTTATTGAATCCACCACATATACACCTTGACTACTAGAATCTTTATATAGTATTTCTATTTCATCTACTTTGTATAATTCATTAAATGAAGTATTTATAGATGGAAGAGAAATATTTAATCCTACAGTATCCACCCAATTCTCCATAAATTTTACAACACCACTAGTTTTAGTATTGCTTTCATCTCCCAACATAAAACATCCACCTTGATCAGGTATAAATCCTATTTGACTAAATGGAGCCATAAGTGAATATTCTCCATCGTCAAATTTAAACCTATAACTAAATCTTGGAAATTTATCTTTTAAAAATTCTGGATCTCCTGGAAATGTGGATATATAATCTGGATTAGGTTTAGCGAAATAAATACTAGGATTAGCTTCAAAATCATCGTTAACTGATGCTAAAGTTATTATAATATCAGTACTTGCTGGATCCATCCAAGTAACAGCAGTTGCATCGAAAGTAATAGTATTGCCATTAGCATAGTTTTTACCTGCTATATTAACATCTACTTTTACAACTACACCACCAGAAACGTGAACTGTTATTTCTCCACCTTCACCACTACCAGTTACCGTTACTCCATCTACGGCTCCTGCTCCTCCATTAGGGAGATTGATAGAATGTGTTCCATTTGTAGCACCTGTAGTATTAGAGCTTATACTACTTGTCAATTGCCCATTTCCTGTTTTTAACCTTCCTATATTCCATCCAATAGTATCTGGATCTAGTATTCCTCCACTACTAGATACTAGTGTGACTGTGTTAGGAGGCATTGCCCCTACACCTGATACAATTGCATAACCTCCTTCTGGTACGTCAGGAGAATAAGCTTTATCTCCTATAGATATATTTGAGTTTGGTGCAGTTAAAGTAATAGCATAAGTAGGTCCACCACCTATACTACTTATCGTTGATAAAGTATGGTAAGGTAAAAATTCACTAGATCGATTTTTTAAAGTACTATTATTACCATTATCTAAAAAAGTAATTGCTTCCCACGGGTAATATTTAGATACTGAAATTTGATCTTCAGTGGTGTAATATGTAGAATCATCTATTGCTTTTTGAATATTTATTTTTCTTGGTTGATTTCTGTTATCAGTCCAAAATAATAAATTTTCTATTAAGTCAACTCCTAATATAGGTGATGTTTTAGAGAAATTAAGAAAATTTCCAGATACTAAAATATTAGAAATTCCAGTTAAAATATTATAACAACATATATAGCATTTACTCCCACCAAAAGTTGGGGAGCCAGGTAAACTAGTATCTGTAGCTCCACCTAAAGCAAAATTACTTAAATTGTCAACAGAGGAGTCATTGTAATTAGTTAAAAATACAAATATTCTATTACTAGTCATATCTTCATAATGACCAATAATTTTTAAATTGTTGTCAGTTAAACCAAAGTCTGTTAAGCTAATATTACCTAATATATTTTCTAATGCACCAACATCGGGTCCATCAGATTTACTTACAGCAATATTTTGAGCATCTCTGTATTCTCCTTCAGGTAATATTCTCGCATCTAAGTCTTTGTTCATTTTAGACTTGATGAAAGTGCTTTTTATTTCTGGCATTTAATTACGATTTTATCCATTTAGATTTATTCCTCATAACTTGAATGAATTCATCTAACTTAATATTACTTAATCTTATCTTAGCATTTCTTAAAGCAGCTCTTCTATCTTTTTTATATCTAGCAACTACGTATTCTGGTACTCCTGCTCTACTCGCTAATAAACCATGTGCTATATGCATATAAATAGCTTCCTCAGCCATTTTTGGAAATCTCATGTCATAGTCTACTGATAAACCATCTGACACATATTCTAGTATTATTAACTGTCCTTTTAAGTTACTACTAAAACTAAATTTACCTTCTCTTTCATCTATAGTAAACCATCCATTCCATTGGGAAGTTTCAGGATTTAAACCATAACGTTGGCCATAAACCACTTTATTCCAACTCCAATCATACACTCCAGCGTTGTACATATTGTTAGTGTAAGCACCTGATAAGTAATAATCTCTAGCGGTCGCCCATCTTTCGTTCGTTAAAGAAGTTCCTTCTAAATTTTCTCCTAAATTGTCTTGAGTTGGAACACCTTCATTATCTTGTAAAGGAACTGTATAAGGATTGCTAGTTAATGTAGTTGGATATATAATATGCTTAACACCTAAACCATCTATCCAAGATAATTGAACATAGTTTACATAGTCTTGAGGTATTATTAAAGATAAACTTGGAGGAATAGTTAATTCTTGAGATTTCACACTTTTTAAAGTATCATAACTAAACTCTTGTAAACCTCTTTTCGCATGGAACATTACATCAGTACGCTTCGCTGAAGGAATAAGTTTACCAGCTCCAACATAAGCAACTAGAAAGTTATTTATTACATCTTCCATTTTAATGTAAGAATAACCTCCATAATTCGCCCATTTCGCGTCATCTAGCAATTCTATAACAACAACTTCTCCACCAGCCATAGTTGGAACAGTAATAGTATTTAAAGCTGTTAATTGATATTGATTTCCTAAAGGAGCTACAGATACTTCTGTCCATACAACATTATTGACTAAAACTTTAAAGTTGGTGTTAGTAGTACCAGTGGTAGCTACTAAAGTTGTATCTCCAGTCCAAGTGAAAGTAGTTGCTCCAGCACCAGCAACTTGAGCTTGCTGTCCTGCGTAATATTGTTCATTAGTTTCTGTTAATAATGCCATTGTATATTAGCTTTTTTGATTTACTTCATCTTGTTGTACTAGTGTAGTCGCTGCTTGAACAACATTAGGATCTCTTATAATAACTCCAGTATACATTAGTATGTTAAGTATTAAATTAGTTTGTTCAGCTTGGTGGAGTTCAAATTGAGTTGAACCATAAGTGCTGTTAGCATTGAAATCTGTTGAAGCTAACGTAATTACAAGATTACCTGTAGCACCACCTAAAACACCACCTGAACCAGTCACTGTAATAGTATCATCAACTGCAAATCCAATTCCAGGTGTGTTAATAGTAACTTGAGTTACTGTATTTCCAGAAACCGTAACTGTAATATTTAATCCTGTGCCTGCTCCACTAGTGGAATAACCTGCTGTCACTCCTACAGTACCAGTATAAGTTCCATTAACAAAATCAGTTTGATTAGTTGTTATGCTAGATAACAAACTTCCTCCATTATTTAATAAATTTGCTCCATAAGTAGTGGAATCATATACGTATTGACCTAAAGACCCCACTGAATAACCCCATCTAGGATCTGAAGGTATTCTAGTGTAATAAGCTTTTACTTTGGAAGTTATAGTGTTAGGATAAACAAACACATCGCTAGGAGCCGTGGAAGGAGCTCCAGTACCTTGAAGAACGTAAACTGGATATGCAGTTGTAGGTTTGGTAAGAGGAGATTTATTAACTAAGAAATACTCATTGTAATTAATCGGTTGGATTTCCTTGAAGTCTAATCCAGTAGGTTCATACATTAAAGTTCCTAATCTATATAAATCAGTTGGGAAAGAAAAATTAGAATTAGCTGGTACATGCGTACAATCAGCACTAGTTTTAAATATATCTATTTTTTCCTCTAAATTTCTTATTCTATCAGAATATTCGTTATCTGATTGAGGTACACGTAATTGTTGATTAAGATCGTCAAAATATTTCTCAAATATTTCTCTTTGAACTTGAATTCCAAGTTTATTAAATTCATCTGGTGTTAAATATCCTCTTTGTTCTTTATTTAAGATATATAAAACCGTTTTATAAACTATATCTACGTTTACCATATTAATATTTTTAAAAAAAAAGGGTGGCGTTAACCACCCTTAATTATAATCACTTGTTATTTGAGTTTTTTCTCAATTGATTTGTAAACATCTAAACCTTCATCTGTTTTAAACCACGCAGCCATTGCTGAGTACGGATTTTCATCAAATGGTACTGTTATTAGTTTACGACCATTACTCCCCCATTTAAAGGTTCTTTGATCATCTGATAAATTTATAATTCCTGTTTCTCTTGCTACAATAGCAAAATTCCTAAGAACTACATTTTCGTCTTGTGATAAATTTATAAATAAAGCAGGGTTTCTTTTAGCAAAAAGTAATATATCTCTTTTAAGTTCTTTACTACTTAATGAAGATACTGATGAACCTTTTTCTACTCTTAAAATTGCTTCCGCTTGTTCTATATCCATCTGTCTAGCGATGTTTATAGCATCTACTTCTAATTCTAAAAATTCTAATTCATCGACTGCTTCCACTTGTTTATCCAATTCTTTAAATATAACACCATTGTGTGGATGTTTAATTAAAAACTCTTGTAAAGTTCTTTTATTTTTTGGAACATATAAAACTCCATTTTCAAACACTATATGTTTTAGAGTGGCATTTCCTTTCTGTTCATCTACAAATATACTCTTTTGATTAGTAGCATATCTTAATTCTCGTTCATATCCTACTTCTGGATCAAACCATGTTAAAGGATATTTCCGAGTATGCTTACTAGGTATAGTATAAGTTAATGGTTCTTTATTTCCAGACAAGTAATAATGTCTATCTTTATATTCCCAAGTATCTTTTACTTGAGAAACTTTTCCTTTTGTTTCCATAATATAATATAATATAAATATTTAAAAAAGACCCCGCCGAAACGGGATCATTATTGTTGTTTTTAACTCAATACAACACTACTCACAGCAACTCCCGCAGGAAGTCCTGAGACAGTTATGTCTTGCATAGGTCGTTGAGCAGCTTGCACCATTGCTCTATTAAAGCATACAGCAACATCATTGTGATTTCCTGAACTTCCACCAGTTATAGTAATTTTCCATAATCTCTCATGATCTGATTCAATTTGAGAAATATAAAGAATATTAAAACTATCACCAGTTTCGGGTGGTAATACACAATTCCAGAAACCACCAGCTCCAGGCGCGTTGATATAACCTTCAGTTTCATCTCCTAAAAGATCTTCTTCTGTTACGGTTAAAACAATACTTCCTGTAAAGTTAGTAGTATTTCCAGCTATAGTTAATACATCTCCTACTTTATAACCTGTGCCAGCACTAAAGGTTAAAGTGGTTGCTGTTTTTGCACCACCACTTATAGTAACTGTAGCAACAGCACCTGTTCCAGATCCACCTGTAGCAGGTAAACTTGGAGTACCATTTAATACAAATGTCATCGCTGATATATCTAACTGTGTGTCAGTAGCAGCTGGACCAATCGCACCAGCAATAAACGCTCCACTAAGTGGAACTATAATACCATTTTGCATAATATATATTTTTTAAGGTTAAGATGGTTGAGCCGTATTAGCTACCGCGAATGGAGCTGCCGTTGCTAAGAAAAGGCTTACACCTAATACATCTGCAGCTTTAACAATCCCACCTGGTTGCTTATTTACTCGTCTCACAAGAGCTTCTAGATCATTAGCTTGTTTTTGTGAAATAGCCGAAGCTAATGTCACTTCACATGCCCAAACGTTTGTTCCAGAAGCTGAAGCAACGTTGTAATAAAACATCACATTAGCATCTGTTGGATCGTTTGCTTTTAATCCTACTCTGTATACATTTTCGACATTCAAATGAAGACTATCAGTAGCGTCCACGTTGAATTCCATAAAATTTGCCATAATTTCTATTATTTAAAGGTTAATAAAGAGAGTGACTAAAGTAGACACTCTCATTATATAAAATTAAACTGCTTTAAACAACACAAAGTTATTAGCGGCCTGAGTTACTAAACATCTCTCAGTTAAGAAATGTACGTTCATAGCATCAACACCTGAAGTATAAGCTCCACCCACTGAACCAGTGATCCAGTTTTTGTATCGTCTATCTTCAGTTTCAGAAGCTCTATATCTTACATGTAAGAAAGGACGTCTGATGTTAGCACCTAGCATCTGATCGTATACTGTAGAAGTTCCAGCTGGAACTAAAACACCATCAATCACTTTAGACATTCCCCTAGTAGAAGCATCGTTAAGATATTTCCAATCAGTTTTATAGAAGTCATAAGAACCTCTTCTAAAACCTGAGAATCCAAAGTTTAACGCCATTTCTTCTTCATTGTCAAATAAACCGTAAGAAGCTGAAGCTGTAGAAGCATAACCTCCACCAGCCATAGCTGCGATCATATCATCAAAATCAAGAGCCGTTTGTCTTTGTAAGAAAAGCATGTTTTCTTCAATAGCACCTTGCTTATCTAAGTTTTTAAGGATTTCATCGAAATCAGCCATTGCACCAGAACCTGGAGCAGCAGCACCTGCAAAACCTTGATAAACATTACCTCTATTTTCAATAGCAGAGAATAATCCCATTGTACCTTTAACATTGGCTGTCCAAGCTGTACCACCGCCAGCAGGGTTAACACCTTGAAAGGTGTGTCCAGCTAATTCACCTTCAACTAAAGCCATTTCCATATAGTCTTCAAATCTAAGTCTAGTCTCAGACTCAGCTTTTAAATACCATAAGAAACCAGATGTTCCATCTTCAGTAGCTACTTCGATCCATCCAATTTGAGAAGCATCAGAACCACTCACTTGATAATTATCTCTAATTATAATTGGAGAGTTGTTATACTCTTGAAAACCAGGAGTAATTGAAACTGCTCCTTGATCGTCAGAACCTTTCTCCCATTCTGATCCATAAACGAATACAGAAAGATCACTTGCTCCAGATAATGTTTGGATAGTAGCACTAAACGCAGGTGTATCATAAGGAGTAGCAGTTACTACTCCGGCTGAAACAGCTGTTACAATTGCTTTTTGAGTGATTAATCCTGTAGCATTATCAGAAACTAAAATAGTTTGGTTTCTTTTAATAGCCGCTGAAGTAGCTGGTGTAGTTAACGTAATTGTTAATTGATTAGCTCCAGTACAAGCAACTTGGTTATATGCTACGTGTAATCTATTTTGTTCAGACCAAATTACTTGGTCAGATGTCATTGGCATTTCTGCGCCAACCATTCTTAAGAAACCTGATAATGTTCTATTACCATATCTCTCTACTTCCTGCTCGTATAACTCAGGTAAATATTGCTGAGCCCAATCTGAAGTACCATCAGCGAAATTTAAATAATTCGATGATAATGCTTGTTGTCTTTGAGAAGGAACTAAACTTGCGGGAAAACTCCCACCTGTTACAAATCCCATAATTTTTAATTTTTAGTTTAAGTTGTTTTTCTTTTTTTAATTTTTAACTTAGAACTATCTACACCATTAATTGCTTTTACTTTCATACCGTTTAAAAATATATCTCCACTTCCAGTAACTCTAGGTTCATTACCTATGTTTTTTGATTTAGAAGTTATATCTTTAACAGCATCTGCTTTACCTTGTTCGTAAAAATGGTTAGCAATAGTATCTGCGTTTTTAGCTGCATAAATAGCTTTATGATAACCTTTGTAATCCGTGACATTACCTTTATCATCTAAGAACTTCTTAACGAAATTAGTAAGATTGGATTGTTGGTCGGCAACTTCATCAGGGTTATTAACAGTATATCTAAATTTCTTTTCCCCTACGTTGAAATCAAAACCTTTGAAATCTTTAGAAAAATAATCTTTAGTATTAGTTTTAAACTGATTATGTTGTTTTTCAACTATTTGTTGTTCTTTGTTATATCTATTGAAAAATTCAGTTGCTTTTTGTTGGTCTTGAGTAACGCCCGGTCTCAACTTGATCTCGTCGTAATACTTCTTTTTCGTTTCCTCTAAAAAGTTTCTGGCTTTAGCAATTTCTTCTTTATAAGCGAGTTGTTTTCTTTTAATATCTCGCTCTTCATCCATATCTTCATCATAAGAAAATTTATCTTCCATTAGGAATTTAACTTCTTCTGGTTCAAGATGTGGTCTAGTATTTTTATAATATTCACTTAAGAGAGAATCTTCATTAATTGAAGAATAATCAGCGTTTAATCTAACATAATCTTCTAGGTTACCACCTGTTTCACGCATAAATGAAACTAATTTTTCTACATTTTCTGGTAATTGTAGTTGTGGATTTTCTTTAACTTCTTCTTGAATCTCTTTAGTTATTTTTTCAGTAGATTTTACTTCTTCGGAAGTTAATTCTTGTATTGGATTTTCTACTTCTTCTTTTGTGACCTTTTCTTTAGTTTGCTGAACTTCTGATTCAGGTATTTCAACTTCTTGAATACTTTTGGTAGGTTCTTCATTAGATACACCCACTGTGCTTGACTCTGTATTGGCATCTTTTTCGGTTTTAGTTAAATCAACTTGAGGAATTGATTCTTTTTTATCACTTAAATCTACTTTAGTAGGTTCTTCTTTCTTTTTACTAGCAAGTTTTTTGGGTTTCTTTTTCATTTTAAAATCCCCTTGTTCCAGTGTGCCATCTGGTTTTTCTTTTATTTCTTCTTTTGACATAATATAATATAATAATTAATAATAGTGTTATAACATTGTGTTATCTAAACCAAAACTCTGTGGTTGTTCTACATTTTGATTCTCAAAATCAGTTGGTAATAAATCGTTTTGTCTTTGATTTATCATTTGACTTTGTTGAGTTGCTTGTATTTGTGTTCTTTTATCTTTTCTATCTTCTATTTCTACTTCTCTTTGTTTTTCTGTTTCTACTTTAACCTTGGCAAGTTGCATGTCATAGTTGAATTCAATTTCCATTAATTGTTTCTTTATTTCAGCTTCTTCTCTCATCTTTTGTATAGAAAATTCAGATTTTGCTTTTTCGTAATTAATGTTTTGTTCTGATATAACTTGTTGTTTTTGAGTTTCCGCTAATGCAGCTTGCTCTGCAGCTTGAGCATTTGCTTGTGCTTGAGCTTGAATCATCTGCTGTTGTTGCTGTTGATCTTGTTTTTGTTTTCTTTTTCTTCTTTGCTTTAAAACAGCGTTAGCTAATTGTAAATTATTAACTTCTCTAATATCGATAGCATCTTCTAAGAAAATTTGCCCAGATTGTAAAGCTACTTGAATATTTTGCTCTAATAATGCTTTTTCCTCTTCGTCTGGTTCTAGTTGTAAAAATATACCAAAATCATGTATATTAACTGAAGATAACTCATCTAAAGTTCCTACATTAAATTTAGATATACTAGATTCTAAAGCTTGTCTAGTTAAAGGAAATTGTAAACTATCAGCTACGCGAAGAGTTATATTCTCACACGCTCTTAAAGTAAGATATAAACTAGATTGTAATATATGACGTGTTGCAACGTTTGAATTTGCTGCAGCAATTTTTTGTAACCCAACTAGTGAATCTGAATCCGGTGTACTTGCATCTCTAGCTTCGTTTAACCCGGTTACATCTCTTATCATTTGTAAATAATATTGATAAGTTTGTATAAGACTCTGCATTTTAGCTCCACCATTAGAACTTGATAATTCTTGAATAGGAACTTTACCAGGGTTCATATCTCCATCTTGAGTCATAGATCTACCTACAATACTACCAGTTTGGAAATACATGTTTAAAGCTTCTTTTGGGTTGTAATTTGTGCCATTCCCTAGATCTACCTCTGCTAAACCATCCACATCTAAATATACCCCATCTGGTACCATTCTGGATAATACTTGTTGTAATTTTAAATGAGTCAATTGAATCATATCAGCAAAACCTGTTATCCTGCTTACTGTAGATTCTATACGTCCTTTATACATTCTAGGAGCACATATAGCATAATTCATATTTACTTTAGCTAAATTAGAGGTAGGTCTAGTCATGTTTTCAGACATCTTCCAGTCTAACATATTATCATGGCCAACTATTTTAGCTCCAGTGTATAATACTTCAATTGCTCTAGATACTCTTTGAAAGTTATCATTTTCTGGCGGTATAAAGGTATCAGGTTTTTCTAACGCTTTCTCTAACCCTGTAGAAGTTTCTTTTATTTTAAAAACTTGATCAACGTATGTCTTATATTCAAAAAATAAAACTTGGATGTTATTTTCATCATATCTACCATTCCATCCTATACTATAATTAGAATTACCTGGGTATTTTTGTATTCTTTCTAATTCTTCATCAGATAAGTATGGGAATTGTTTTTTAACTTCTTGTAATGTTAAATTCTTAACTTCACCTACATACCATATATCTTCAAAATTAGGATCTTCTGTATATGAATATACCATACGAGCTGGATCTACATAATCCACCACCACTCCTTCAGCTCTATTCCACGTGGTTTTTACCGCCGCTATACCTAATACAGTTAAGTCATAATTTAACCTACGATTAATTAAATCATATTTATTTTTAGCTAGAATGTTGTTAATAACTTCTTCTTCTGCTACTTCTATGGATTGTTTATAATCCAACTGCATATGTACTTCTAATTCACTAGTATCTTGAGGAGCTTTTTCTCTATCTTTATATGAAAATAAATCTAATCCTAAAGTTTCTTGAACTTTATTAAGATATTGCTCAGCGTTTATGTCTCTTAATAATCCTTCGGCATATTTAGTTCTTTTAAACACAGATTCAGGATCTTGAGCATAAGCATTTATTTCATAATCTCTAGAAGAAATACCATTTACTAATATATCTACAAATTTAGGTATAATAGGAACCGGTTTCCAATCTAAATTTAAATAAGATAAATCACCATTGATAGATAATTCATTTTTATATTTTTGAATTGATTGTTCCCCTCTCGCATATAATCTTCTATTATGAAAATTATTATAATAAGTGGAAAATCTATTATTAGTCCGACCAGCAGAGAACCATTCTCCCTCAATAGCTCTACCTACTTGTAGTCCATATTCATAAGTTTCTTTCTCAGCTTGAGGTACTACCTGGTCTGGAAATGAACTATTACCATTAGTGTAAATCATGTATATTATTTATTTTAGACGTCGATCCCGTGTTATCATATGTAGATATTCCTAAATCTATTTTTTTCTTTGTTCTAGTTGCTGTTGGTCTATACTTATTCTTATTACAAGCCATAATTGCTAAACCTGAACTTATTGTAGCATCATGCTTAGTTCTATTATTTATATTGAATTTTGCCCAATCTTCTAATGTTCTTTGAAAGTACATATCTCCACACTCTTCTCCTCTAAAACCAACATAATCTTCTATATAACTCTCGATTGCAGCTGCATGTGCTTGTTTTATATCTTCACTTGAATTTGGTATTCCCCCTATTTCTTTTTCTGTAGTGGAAAGTTTATTCCATGTTTTATCAGGTCTACTTATAGAAAATCCTCTATAACCTCTACGCTTTAAATAATATAAAAGTCTAGGTTTATTATTTTCACAAAGTATAGGCATGCCGTAAAATACTAATGCCATAAGTACATCTTCAAAAAATATTTCTGCTGTTTGAGGACGTGCAATATATTCTAAGAAAAAGTGATAAGGTAAAACATTTTCCATAGAAAACTTAGTTAATCCATGAAGTGATCCATTAGACCCTTTACCGTCGACAGTGCCACTAATATCATAAGAATCACAACCAAATGCTCCGATATGATCGTTTCCAGGGTGTTTAATTCCATTTTTTATAATCACATTGTTTTGGATATTTTTATCAGGAACCCAACTAATTCTAAATCTACCATCTTTTTTAGGATGAAATATAACTTTAGTATCTTTTATTCCTCTTTCCCATTGAAACGTTCCAGTTGTAACGTTAACTTTATTATTTAACTCTTCATTATAATCTATCTGTTCGTAGATTTTTACTAAATTAAATAAACTTTGTTTAGTTTCATCTCTAAAAGCGTGTTGTTCAGTACGGGGAAATTGTCTGTAATATTCGTTTAAACTATCTTGATCAGATTTTAATCCTTCGACTTCGTTTTCCCAGTGTTCGATGACTCCGATTGTAATTGGGAGACCATCGACTGCAATCGTTCTATCTTTTGGCGTAATGAAGACAGGTGATCCAAAAGAATCCATGAATCCTTCGTAATTCCATTCCATAGGGATGAATAAAGAATAGAGTCCCGAACTTGTTTGTCCGTTTCTATTTCTTTGAGTAACGTCTGAATTGTAGTATAATTTTTTGAAGTTGTCTCCACCTTTATCTAATGCGTTTGAAGTTGAGCCCATCATACACTTACCTACGATCCTTCTTCCTAGTCGCAATGTAGTTTTTGTAACTCGCCAGTTGTTTAATATATTATCAGGTCTTTCCCACTTACCACTTTCATCATGGGCTAATATTTTTAATTTCTCACCATCGTAAGAGTTATCCCCTGTATTTTTCCAATCAATTGTAGTATCTAATCCTTGAAGTTCTTTAAGCTGTTCGTTCGTCTCCAGTTTTCTACGTGTAAGTTTAGATGCCGGAACTCTGTATGCCAGTTCGGTTTTAGGACGATCCATACCATCTTGGATCGGCTTGAAGAAAAACGGATAGTTAATCGAGATTGGTACAACTTTATCTGTGAACATCTTTTTAGCATCTGCTCCACTTTTTGAGAGAATACCATATCTTGCATCACTTGAGATTGTTGCTTGATTAACAAGTTCTGCTGATGACATAAAGGAGAAACCAGACCGTCTGTTCTTAAGATAGCACATTCCATAACACCTGGTATCTGCTTTACAAGCTTCCCAGAATATAAAGAAGAGTCTATTTGCTTCTCTATATTCAGGTGATCCGATATCGATCTTTGACCATTGCAAGTACATGTAATGAGTACCAGTAATATAAGTAGGATTACCGTTATTAAAAAACCAATAACCCTCGTCTCGTTTTTTGAATTCATTGTCAATATAGTCGTACCACTTTTCTTTAAAATCATTTGGATATTCCTCCCAATCAAATCTACTCTTTATTCTACTTAATTCTTTTGGGTATTCTTGTTTTTCCCAGTATTGTTTCTCTTTAACTTCACTTCGTTTAAAACATTCGTCTTCTGCCGGTAATGCAATACGTAGGTTTTGAATCTCAATGATTTGTCCAATCTTACCAGTTTTACTAATTACTATAAAGTCATAATCTGGATTATAACCATACTCCCATTTCTTAAATCTATTTTGCTTCTTAAGTATCTTAGGGTTTACAACATCTTTTACTTCTTTCCAAAGTGTTTGCTCGTAACTCACTTACTCCTCCCTTCGGCAAAACCTCTAAAAGATCTTTCTTCTTTTTTATCTTCTTTTTTAGGTTTATCCTCTAATAGTTCTTTCTCAGTTTCTATTCTTGTGAGGATTTCAAAAGCATCAAATATAGCTAACTTTTTAGTTGCAGCTGCATTTTTTAATCTATCTGCTGAAACATCATCTCCAGAATCTACAATAGGTTCTTTTGCTACTTTAATTAATTCCTCAACAGCTCTTTGCCCAGCTTGGATTATATTTAACTTTGTCTTCTTGGTATTCATGTGTCAAGGCTATATCATTAGATTTCATACAATACAAACGATCACTATCTATTATAAATTCAAATTCAGAATTTGGAGTGAAAGTTATAAGTGCTCCAGGGGTTATTCCTTTGGCTTCTAAGGAGCTATTGCCATATTTTAGTATTCCAAGATTAGATTGTTCTTTAAACGTACTAAAGTCATCAGTAGATAATATAGGGTGGACGAAACAATAGTTTAAATTAGAAATCCATTCATTGTTTTTCTTATATAAATATATCTGTTCCATATCACAAAAGAATAAATCATCTTTAAAAAAAGAAGCACTATTCTTTTCTTTACCTTTCATATCGTAGAATCTACGAAATACATTGTGATGAATAATTATTTCATCACCAGGTCGGATACCAGTTTTAAAATATTCAGGGACAACTTCTACAATTGCTCTTTTACTAACAGATTGGAATGTTTCTATTCTTGTGTTAGTAATTAATTCTTTATCCCCTACTTTTATTTTATTATCGTATCTCTCTTCTTTAGGTTTAACTAAAAACCTATATATAGTTTTCATTAGTATTCAAGATCATATTCAACTGAAACTGCCATATTAGAATTGAACTTTTTCCAAGGAAGAACTTCATCATTCTTTTTTATGTATATATTATACGAATTATCTTGTTCATTGTGTAATATATTACATATAGTATGACCACCATACACTTGCTGGCTTACAGCATAATGCATTGCTTCGTTTTTATAATCTGCACCAATACTAATTTTTCTTATTACACTAGACATGACTAACAGCTGGTTCTCCCTCTTCTTTTGTTATTTCAGTATAGGTACCGTCTTCTAAATTAATGTTTACTGCACCATATTCTTTTTCTAACTCAGTTTTAACTTCTTCTATATCTGTGTTAATTTCAGCAACTTGATGTAACAAAGCGTGTTTTCTTGTCTCTAATACCCCTATTTCATTTATTACTTGCGATAAATTATTTTGTTGCTCTTGAATTGTAGACAATTGCTCGTCTGTGATTTTGTTTTCCATTTAATTAAATTTGATTGTTTTATTTATTTACTCAGTTGGGGGATTTGGATCCGACCAAGCTGGAGTTGCCATCAACGCTAACGCTTCTTCATGATTCAATGTCTCAACCGGAGTTAATGAACCATTAGTGATAAAACTAGGTTCAACTTGGTAAGACAGTAAACCTTGCGTATTAGCTAAGTTCCTTCTCATTGTCTGAGCTGAACTTTGATTTACTTGACTGAACAAAATAGCATTTGTATCGTCTAAGTTAATTACTGCATAAGTTGTTGCCATTGTTTAATTGTTATTTGTTAATTACTTGTTATTTATATATTTACTTGTTTAATTTCTTTTTTACGAAGGAACACTCGCAACTCTATCCTGTGAATCCATATTCACTGAAAAAGCATTGCTAGATGAGTTAGGTGCATCACCTTTTAGGTTAGTTGGGATATCCATGTTTGTAGCAATTCCGTTCGCAGAACCACCAGGAGCATCACCCACTAGTTCTGATCCACCCATGCCACTACTTGTTCCATTATTACCACCACTACCTAAGTCTGGACATATCCAGTCTGTTCCATTAAAATAACTATCATCTGCTAAACTCCACCATCCCGTTGGGGACAAACTTGAAATATCATTTGGAACACCACCATTATATATAGTTAATATTTGATCTTCTGTTAGTATAGAATTAAAACCACAAACGTTAGAAATGTTACCTTCTATAGGGTCAGCTCCTGTATGACTATTACCTATAATATCAAACTTAGTTGTAGTAGTGCTTGATAATGCAACTGTTTCTATGAAAGCACCATCTACATAAAAAAGAAAATTACCAGCGTTTCTAACAACAGTTAAATTATGCCAAGAACCAGCAGTTAAATAGGTATGTACGTTTGTAGCTGAAGCTGAAGTTGCTCCAATTCTAACAAAAAATCCTGTGGCGTAAGGAAGTAAAAAATATCCAGTAGAGCCATAGGAAGATTCTCCTAATAAAGCTCCACTATAACCACTGTCTAAATTAACCCACATGCTAACTGTGTTGTTTAAACCTAAGTCGTTAGTAGAGCTAAAATTAATTTCATCGTCTACCCCATCGAACTCCATACTATAACTACTATACGGAATACTACGAGTTAAATCAGAGTTAACTAAATTTGCTGTAGTCATACCATCGCTAGTACCGTTTAGTGTAGAAACTTGAATATCTGTAACAGTAGCTCCGTTGTTAGTTCCATTGTTGCTTCCAGCACTATCTTGTATTCCTGTAGTTAAGTTATTTAATTTCCACCAAGAAACTGCACTTGAAAAACTTGATAAATCAGTAACAGGATTGCCATTATTGTATAAAGTTGTTATATCAGACTGTGAAAGACCAGTGTTAAATAGCATTACATTACTCAACATACCATTCCATCCGTGAGTATATAAAGATGCGTTACCTATAGATAATGCTGAATTGTTTGGAGATATGTTATCTGTTTTACTTACAGGTGTTCCATCAGCAATACCATTTATATAAATTTTCATTTCAGAACCATCATAAACTGCTGATAAAAAATACCACTCATTATAGTCTAAAGTACTGCTTGAGTTAACTGTAGTCCAACTTGAACCTGACGCATTTGCAAGCAAAAATTGAGGTTTGTTACTGTACACTCTAAACAAATAAGACCTGTCAGCTCCATCCCACTGCTTGTCTATTATATTTGTATAACTTGAATAATTATCAAGATTAACCCAAGCGCATATAGTTATTTGTTCTTGTATTTTCAAACTTGAACTGTCTGCTACATCAACACTATCATTTTCACTATTAACAAAATTTAAAGCACTAGAATAATTAGCTTGTGCTTCTCCTATAATCCAATCAGCTCCATCCCAAGTGCTAGTATCAACATTTAGTTTATACCAAGCTCTGAGATTAGCTTCTTCAGGTTGTGTACCTGATAATAATGGAACACCGTTGTTGTATAGTGTTGCTACTTCTGTAGAACTTAAACTAGTATCCCATATTTGAAAATTACTTAACTGCCCTGTTAAATACTGCGTGCTAAATTGACCAAGTTGGAAGTCAGCATTCATAGCACTAAAACTACTTGGATTACCTGCATCACCACAAGATGTAGCACTATTATTTAAATATATTTTCACCCTATCTAACGCTGTAGATTCACTTGCATCCCAAACTATCACAATATGATACCATCCCTCGCTGGGAATAAAATTATTAATTGTGGAACCTACGCTATTAATATAAAAAGCCGCTTGATTTGATGAAGGAATAACAAAACCCATTCTATCGCTACTTGAACTTTGAACACCAAAAATTTGATTTAAAGCTATTGATGATTCTTTTTTTGCCCAAAAAGAAAAAGTTGCTTTTGTTGCATTACTTAAAAAATCTAAATAACCACAATTTATTGTTTCACTATTGTTAAAATCAAAAACAGTTGCACTTGGCACTGATTCGTTTGGGATCGTCAAAGTTGACGAGCTACCAGTACTTGACCCACCTAAAGGATAATAAGCTATAGGTGGTTGTCCAGATATAGCCATAGGATTTTGTGGAGTACCTGAGTTGTATAGATAATTTCTTTGATTGGTAGATAAAGCATAATTAAAAATACAAGCTTGAGTTAACTCACCTACCCAAGCTCCGCTTGTGAGATCCCATTTTTTACCTATATAAAAATCAGCATTAGTAGATATTTTTTTAGGTAAAGAAGTAGAAGTATTTACTTGTTGATTATTAATATAATAATAAGCATTATTATTTACAGTGTCAAAAACCACACAATGATGTTGCCAATTTCCTTTACCTAACTCTTCATTGCTGGTTATTACTGTGCTTTCTATATAGTTAAAACCAGATCCATCTCCTACTAAAAATCGCCATTTATCGCTCGCTGTTTGATAATATAAAAGCACAGCATCGTCTCCTGAAGTTAAGTTACCAAAAAAAGTTTGATAAGTACCAGTGTTATAATCAAATTCAGGTTTAATCCAAATTGAATAACTAGTGTTATAAGTTACTAAAGCAGTTCCAAATAAATCAGCCATTGACCCAACGTTTATTCCTTCTGATGTTCCCGACGTATCTAAACTATAGTTCTCAAACTTACTTTGGTTCTTATCATTTGGCATTCGCCATGTTGGTGATATCCACTCTGTTGCCATATAATTATTTTAATCCCCCATTCTGTACCAAGCGACAGGAGCTGTTAAATTACTAATATTGTTTAAATCTGCTGTTTTACCAGTTGTTGTACCTT